ACAACTTCCTGTTGAGATATGGTCTGAACATTCATTCATCATTTCTCTTAACTTTTTAATAAGGTAAGTAGATAGTGATTGCTCATTTATATCATTACTCATTCAGTTTGCTATCATTAACTAAATCTTTAGCTATGTCAAGACCTTTTTTATAATCATCTAAAACTTTATCGTCTGCTTTTTCTTGTCTATCTAGCAAATCACTAGCAATTTGCTGTCCCATTTTTAAACCACTTGCTTCTTGTTGAGCTTCAATTCTTTTTTCTTCAAGCTCTTTATTAGCCACAGCTTTAGCTGCATCTACTGCTAATTTACTTTCATCAATTCTTAATTTACCTTCAACTTGTTTTTCTTTAATTTCAAGTTCTTTTTGTTTAGCAAGTATTAGTGGGTCTTGTGATTGTTCTTGTATTCTTTGTTGTTCTGCTTGTGCAGCATTTGTAGTTGCTACTCTTTGTGCAGCTTCAGCAACAAGAGTTGAAATTCGTTTTTCAACATCTGCAGGTAAAGGTTCTCCTACTGGAGGTAGCTCTACACCCATCTCTCTTTCAACTTGGTCTCTAAATTGTAGTGCAAGATGTTGCATAATATAATCAGAACCAGCACTTTGTATAACTTGTGCATTTGGACTTTGTTGTACTTTTGCTTGTACATTAGGGTCTTGTTGTGCAGATACTAGTGTTTGTATATGAGCTTCATGGTCTTGGAACTCAAATGCTTGTACTGGTTTACCATTTAATATATTTTGTACTGCTGTTACTGGGTCAACTGGTTGTACTTCATCTTGTGGAGGTACTATTGTTTCAGCGTCTTTTATGCCTAATACTTCAAGCATTTGTCTATGTAATTGACCTAAATCATATAACTGCGGTGCTTGTTGTGCTAATTGCATTGCAGCTTGATATTGCATAATTCTTTGAGCCATAGTTGCAGCATTTGGGTCTGATACAGGTAATACATCTATTCTTGCATCAAAGTCTTGTATTTTAATTTGTTGTCCTTCTTCAACTTCATATGGATAAGATGGCTCTGTAAAGTCTTTAATTACACCTACTAATATTTCAAACTCTCTTTTCATTGAAGCATGAAGTCTAGCTTGAACAGCAGACATAACTTTCATGTTTCTTTCTAATAATGCTAGTGTTGTTCCTACAGGTGCTTGACTATTCATATCAGATGTTTTCATATCTGAGATACTTGCAAATCTTTTACCCTCTTCTACTATATTTTGTAGTAATGAAAATAATGTACCTGAAGGTTCTTTATAAGGTAAAAATGTAATATTATCTCTAATAGCACCACCTGGAACATCTACATCTCTAAACTCACCAGGCATAATAGGACTATCGTCTCCTTTTATACGCAATCCTCTAGCTTTTAAACCACCTGGTAGATTACTTAAAGTACCTGCATCTACTAATTGTCTTAATATTGATGTGGCAGATTTTGCTAATCCACCAATCATATGTATTAGACCAAAGCCATAAAAACCTAATCCTGGTAGATATTGATAATGAACAAAGTGCATCCTTCTTAATTTAGCAGAGTCATCTTCATAATAGTTTCTTCTAATACTAAGAATAATACCTGAAGGACTATCTATTGTTACAACATAAGGTAATGCTATACCTGTATTTTGACCATTAGCATCTTTATCTTCAAAACCTTTAAGGTCTAAATCTACCTGCATTTCTAAAATAGTATGTCTAGTATCATAGTCATAGCTTTCTGATTCACCAGTCATTTCATTATATTTTTTAGTAATATCGGATGATGTTGGTGTTGCATCAGGTAGTTCTATATCTCTATAGAATCCATTAACTTGCATCTTTCTTATATCATTAGATGACTTTTTCATTACATGAGTAGCTCTTTCACAAGTTTCTAAATCACTTGCACCATAATTAACTACTACATCTTCTGCTGGTACAAAAATACCGCTTGGTCTATTTAATGTTGGGTCAAAATAAATTTTTCTAAATGCTGAACCTGCAAGTGGTAGAGAAAATAACATCTTTTCTGTTTCACTTCTATACTCAGTCATTTCATAAGTAAGCAAGTAATTAAGATAATCTTGTACTCTTTGACTTTGTTTTTCTTTATCAGAATTTATATTACCTACTATTTTAGTTCTTACAGGACCTGCAGCAGGAAATATCTCTGATATAGCTTGTGATTGAAATTTAATAACAGCTTCACTTAACATAGGATGAAATACACCACAAGCTCCAGACCAAGGTGTAGTTCTTTCTTCTATCTTCAAACCTAGATGGTCTAAGCCTTTAACATAGGTTTCTTCCCATTCTGACCTTGAATCTTTATCTGATTGATATGCACCTATTAATTCATTACCTATAGAATTTAATTCATCTTCATCAATAAAATCTACTAAATTAGAATCAAAACTAGCTTCCATCATATTAGATGCACTAGGGTCAAAATCAATAATCATGCCACCATCATCAGTTTCTGTTGTTTCTACTTCTATTTCTAATTCTGGTTCAGGTTCCATTTCTACTAGACCATCTATTGGCGTAGCAGGTTCAAATTGTTTTTCTATAGCCAATATAATCTCCTAGTAATAATCTGCTGTTCTATTATGTTCAATTGGTTCATCTTCTTCATCTGAATCAAGAGGAACAAAACCACCTTGCCTAAATCTTAATAATGCTTGTGTACTGCTATCAACTAAATCATCATGTTCCATATTAGGAAAACCAGCAAATTCTTCTATAACTTCTTCTGCCCATCTAGTTTCAGGTGCCCAAACAACTCCTGAAGCAAACAAATCTGATATAGCATTTACTCTTGATATTTTATCATTACCACGACTAGGTGTGTATTCTTGTACTGGTATGCCTGTTTGTCTAAGTTCAAAGATTAAAGGTAATCCTGCAGCCTTAGCCTCTACAATGAAAGCATCAGGTTTATAGGCATTGTACTTCTCCAAAGCCATTTTCTTTAAATCTGGGAACTCTAAACGCTCTTTATAGGCATCTAATAGTATTAGTTGTGGAGCAACAAATCCTTCATCATTTTCTTTATAAAAAACACCCCATGTAGTACAAGCTGAATAGTCTGCTCTTTGTGTTTTTAAGAAAGCTGTATCCCATGACTGAATAATAAACTCACAATCAGGAGGATTTCTACCTTCCCATATTCTCCACCATTCTCGTTTAACAAGAGCACCTTCTTCAGAAGTAGGGTCTTGTTGATATTGAGCCATCCACTTAGAACTAGGCAATTCAGCCTTCAAAGCTTCTAACTCTTCTAATTTCCAGAAAGCATCCCACAAAGGTTTACCAGAAGGTAAGATTGCAGGTAGTTCAATTACTTCCCATTGGTCAGCTCCGCCACGCTTTATACTAGCGTCTATGACTTGACCAGTTAAATCTTTATTATGCCACCTAGTCATCACTACAACTATTGCACCATTAGGCTGTAAACGCTGTCTAGGACCAGATGTGTACCATTCATAGGTACGATTAAAGACATTTATGTCTGCTGAGGCTCCTTCTTGCTCAGAGTGCGGGTCATCAATAATAAGTAGGTCAGCACCTTTACCAGTAACTGCTCCACCTACACCAATCGCAAAATATTCACCGCCTTTGTTCGTATTCCAACGACCCGCAGCTTTGGAATCCGACTGCAAACTAACATTGGGGAATATACGCTTAAAATCTTTGCTTCCCACAAGGTTTCTAACCTTTCTACCAAAGCCTACAGCTAGTTCTGCGGTGTGTGCGGTCTGAATAATCTTTTTTTCGGGTCTGCTTCCTAGAAACCATGCAGGTAACAAGTAAGATGCAAACTCAGATTTAGTATGTCTGGGTGGCATATTGATAATTAGACGCTTTAAATCGCCATTTGCTACCCTTTCAAAAGCATCCGCCATAATTTGATGATGTGGACCATGAATAAAAGCACTCCACATCTCTTTAACAAACGCCATATAGTCGTTTGCACACTTTTCTCTGGCTTTTGCTTCCTCTAATTCATCCAATAAGCCTAATAACTCTCTCTTTTCATCCAAAGAAAGGTTTTGTACTTGACTTAATATTTGGTTACTCATACATCTCCTATACTAGATAGTAAGTAGATACTTCCTAAAGTTAAAAACTTACTAAGTTCCTACCAGTTAGTGGCACTTAGCAAGTAAATACCTTACAAGTAGGTACCTACTGGATGTAAATCACGCTAGATTTTAACATAATTACACATCTTCACAGAAAAAACAATATTTTTTGCAAAATATTATGGGGGGTCTAGGGTCCCTTGACCATTTTCTACAAAAAAACTTATATTATCTTACAAAATATGCTATCAAAATGCAATACATAGGGGGGGTCTATGAAAATAGGTCATATTATGTGCAAATCACTATGTATATATGTTAGTCAGGTACCCGCGTGTGTGAAAGGGGGGAGGGGGTCTATTAATAGTGGCGGAATCGCAAACAAACTAGCCCCTATATATGCACCGCACAGCACACATACAGCCCATGTAATGCAGAGTTAGATAGTTGGTTGATGATTGTCTATTGTTTATTAAGTAATGCTTGTATTCGCTCTTCGATATCTCGTTCAACTTCATCGCTTGTTCTTGCTTCTTTGGTTTCAACGACATCGCTGAATAAACTTACTGACTTGCCTAGCAATTCCAATGCTCGAATCCTAGCTGAATCAGAATCAGATTCTTTGGACTCACGATAGAGTTGGTCTATGACATAGTTCCTTGTCCTAAGACTACTAGCAACTGCTGACTGCTCTTTTCTCTCGATTGCTCTTTGTATGCTTATTGCAATCTTAGGGTTAGAGACCAAGCGACTTGCTTCGACTTCCACCCACTTAGGAATCTTCCCTTGCTTCGTTAGAGCGACATCATAAACCTTTGCATATGCTTCTTTATAACTACCCAACTTGCCCTTAATAATTTCGTCCACGAACTGCCTTTGCTTTATGGTCAACTCGATTTCTTTTTTGACTACTTTCAGATTTGGTTTTTCATCTTTGCTCATACTGAAATCTTATCTTAGATATGGAGAAAATATAATGCTCACAAAATGCTATCGAATAATATGTACTGGTAAATATTTAATATAGTGTAGAAATGATGTGCAAAGTATGTATAATGTCTTTACACAGTCCAAAACGATTATGACTTTAAAAGATAGCCAACTACCCTAGAGGGTTCTGAAAAGAGTAAAGTTGAACGAGGTTCTAGAAGTAGGATTTGTATAGGTTCTCCAAGAAGTGCAAATTTGAATCCGCCCAAGAAAGTGGCTAGTTTGAGAGAGTGTAAAGCTAAGTGACAAAGTGAAGAAGCAAGACTCATAAATCCAAAAGGAAATTATATTTGTTCTTTTGATTCCAAAAATCATAATACAAAAATTGGTAAAAATGCTCCCAGTTGGGAATAGCTATTTCAATGGAACATTTATATATAACTTTTGGGACTGCTCCAACAGTCCTTGAATTAACAAGCTGATGAGAATCCTATTTTGGGGTTCAAGAAACTGACCTTGGAGGGTTTTAGAATTATGGAAAAAAATAAAGAAGAAATAATATTTTTTATTAACCATATAAATACTTTTGGCGATATAGAAAAAGAACTTCATCTAACTGGAGCAAGATATATCTCAATGGAACATTCAAAAAGATATGAATGTTTAGAAGTGAAATTTGAAGTTGATAATTATCATCAAAGAAATAAATTAATTAAACTTGTCCTAGAACACGACATTGATACTAATATAATTTTTGATGATAGATTTACTCTTAACCAAATTCACGAAAAAGTATTTGATAGATATATCAGAACTTATTAAACCAACTGATGAGCCTATGAGATTTAGGCGAAACTAGATAAGAAATTATCTAGTCTTGGTGCTATCAATCTGATAGCAAATAACAAACTTAAAATTCTTGGAGGAATTAATTATGTTTAAACCAAGCGAAGCAAAAACTTCATGCCTACATATTTTGAAAGGGAGCAATATTCCTTTCTTGATTGGTGGTACTGGAGTTGGTAAATCCGCAATAGTTAAAGAGATTGCGGAAGAACTAGCAGACGATAGAACTCTTACTGATTCAGTAAGTCCAAAAGATGATGAATTTGGTTTCATATCTTTTAGACTTGGGTTAGTAGAATCTATTGATTTGGGAGGGTTGCCTTACATTGAAGAGGGAACTCAAAAGAAAGCATTTCTAGGCAACTTGCCTAGAGGTGGCGAGGGTCTATTTTTCTTGGACGAATTTGCACAAGCACATTCATCTGTCCAAGCAACGATAGGACAATTACTAGACCCAAAAGGTAAAAATGAAGAGCGAAGAATTGGCGATTATGTTTTTCCTAGTGGGTGGAAAATTGTCTTAGCGGGTAATAGACATACTGATAGAAGCGGTGCGAATAAGATACTTAGACATTGTCAAGATAGAACTACTGCTATCCAGTTTACTCACGATGTGGACGACTGGTTAGAGTGGGCTGATAAGAACGACATTGACTTAAATGTTCAAGGTCTTATTAGATTCATGCCACAACTATTATGGGACTTCGACCCTAAATGCAACGACCCACAGCCAAGTCCAAGAAGTTGGACAAGGTTAAGCGATACTTTGAAAACGAATCCGCCTAAACGATTAATGCAAAAATTATTCGAGGGCGATGTTGGACAAGAATCAGCTATTGAATTGATGAACTTTATCTCACTTCAAAATGATGTTCCAAACATATCTGATATATGTAAGGGCAAAGATGTTGAAGTTATAGATGAAGCAGGTCTTTGCTACGCGACTACGATTGCATTAACAACTGCAATTAATGGAGCAAGTGAAAGTAATGTTTATGACTACTTTGAAAATGCTTTGAATTATTTGAAGCAACTTTCAACTGTAGAATTTTCTATATTCTTTGTTAGAAAAATTACTGGACTTAGAAGCGAACTCAAAGAGTGCGATGTATATTCTAAGTTCAAGATTGATAACCAAGATTTAGAAATCTAAACTTACATGGCGAGTTAAGGAATATTTATTATTTACTGGTAAATATTCCTTTTCCGCTCATTCTGATATTGGAATGTGTATTCCAACTGATGATTCAAAAATGATGAAATCAGAATTTATTAATTTTAATTCTTGGAGGAATTATGAAAAATAATAATGTAAATACTTTATCTGAAAATGCTACTTTGGTTCGTTTCACAACGAAACATCCAAGCGGTATTAAATCAGATAAGGATTTAAGAAAAGGTCTTGCAATAGACAAAGAAGCCAACAATGATTCACTTCATGTTGCTAAGTATATTTTTGGTAAGGAAACGAATAAGTATTTTCGTAGAATTATCAATCAGTTTAGGTATAACTATTTTTATCCTATGACTGTCCCTTGGGATGATAACACTAGCGACTATGAGGGTAAGGTTCTTAGTGGGTGGCGACTATGCCCAAACAGAGAACTTGATAGACTCATGGATAAGGCTAACGAGTCCAAGTCTGACTTCCAAAAGGAAGTAGATTCATTTCTTGATAATTATGAAAATTTGATTGAAGCGAATAAGCACAAACTTGGACAAGCATTTAAGTTGTCTGATTATCCTAGTAAGGATGTAATAGCTACTAAGTTTAGATTTGATTTTGAACTTGGTACTGTTCCACAATTTAATACTAAGGATGTTCGTTTAAATGTATCTGAAAAACTTCGCAAGAAGATTGAACAAGACGCATTAAAAAGAGCAACTAAAAATGTTGAAGCGATAACACGAACTACTGTCGATACTCTTTTGGAATCAGTAGAACATTTGGCTGACAAGCTAAAATCTTATGACCCAAAAACAAAAGGTGGCGGATTCTTTAAGAACTCATCTTTTGATAAGTTAAGACAATTTTTAGATACTCTTCCAAGTATCAATTCTGACATTCTAGGGAATGACAAAACGATAGCGGAAGCACACCAAAATTTGGTTAGTGTCTTTGCAAAAATAAATGATGTCGATTCACTTCGTGATGATGATGATTATACTGATAAGAAGCGAAAGCAACTTGCGGATGATTTAAAAGATTCAGTTGATGAATTGAAAGGCGGATTCCTAGACGATATGTATAAGAAGTAAGCCAATGAGTTGCGGTGTAAAACTATTTACTAGTAAATATTTTTATATCGCTTCTGTCTTGGGATGTGTATTCCAACTGATGATGACCCAAAAGGGTCGAAACAGAAACTCATAAATCAAATTCTTGGAGGAATTAATTATGAAAAATAGTGAAGAGCGAATGATTAAAGCGAGAGCGAAACTTATGAAAGGTAATGTTGGTATGGCAACTATGTTATTAAAACTTACCTTGATTGAGGATAATCAGCGATGTCAAACAATGGCTACTGACGGAGTAAATATCTATTGGAATGATGAATTTGTTAAATCAATAACTGATGATGAAATTCAAGCGGTATTAGTTCACGAAGCAAGTCATGTTATATGGGAACATCCGCTAAGAAAAGGGAAGCGAAATCACGAACTTTGGAACATAGCTACTGACTATGTAATTAACTCTTGGATAGCATATGACTTACATATGGATTTACCAAAAGACGGATTATTAGACATGAGGTATAAGGGACAAAGTGCGGAACAAGTTTATAGAACTTTATCTAACGATGAAGATTTACTAAACGAAGCTATCGAAGATTTAAAATCTAAATCTGATAATGGCGATTCTGATGATTCTGATTCTCAAAGTGGTACTGGCGATTCTGATTCTGATTCAGATACAAATTCTGATTCTGATTCTGATTCTAGTTCTGACTCTGATTCTGATTCCAACGATACTGCCAATGGAAATGGTAAAGGCAAACGCCTTGAAGAGAAACTTGCTGACTTACCAAAATCTAGTGGCGAAGTTTGGATTCCAACTAATGAAAATGGACAAGAATTATCGCCTACTGAAATGGCTGAACTACAAGAAGAACTTCAAAGAACTATCACAATGGCTGACAAGTTAGATAGTATTGGAAGTGGTTCTGTTGGTTCTCTTCGTGGTGCGGTGCAAAAACTCAATGAGACTTATGTTGACTGGGTTGATGTATTGCGAGACTTATTGCAGTCTGCTATATCAACGAATCCTACTTGGACTAGATTGAATAGGCGACATTCTTGGCGAGGTATTAATTTGCCTAGCAAAGACAAAGAGCCTAGCGGTGGCGAGATTGTCGTTGCAGTTGATACAAGTATGTCTATGACCCAAGAAGAACTTAATATCTTTGCTACTGAAACTCAATCCCTTGCGGATGAGTGCGGTATAGATAAGATTAGAGTTTGCTATTGTGATACGACTGTTATCAAAAATAGTAATGGCGAATGGTGGGATGAATACGAACTTGATTGCGATGATTTGGAGTTTCAACTTCGTGGCGGTGGCGGAACTGATTTTGAACCGCCTTTCAATTTGTTTAATGAATATACAGATGATACAGACGATGTATTAGCCTTTATTTATTTTACAGACGGATACGGAAGTTGTAGTGCAGAAGTTGAACCTAATGTTCCAGTAATATGGGCATTAACTGGTGGCGAAAACTATTGTACTGATGAACTGCCTTTTGGCGAGAAAGTTAGTATCGATATGTCTAGTCTTTAATCACAACGACATGGTGGGGGGAAAAAGTATTTACTAGTAAATATTTTTTCTCGCCATCAATTTTTTCTGATATCAAGATGTGTATCTTGGCTGACGATTCTGAAAAGATGAAATCAGAAAATTAACTTATAACTGACCTTGGAGGGTCATATTTATTATGGAAAATTCTAATAATAAAAACGAGTGTTCTCCAGTTAATACCCGTGTTTCAGATGAAACTAAAACATGGCTAGATAACATGAAGAATAAATATAGTATTGATATTTCAACACAACTTTTTTATGTGTTTTCAAAGATGATTAAATCTGAAAAGCAATTAGAAAAGATTGTAGTTGCTAGTTTACTAGAAGAACATGAAAGTAAGGGTAATGCCTTGCGAGATAAGGCTAGTGAATTGGGAATTGAGTACAATGTCGCTGACCAACTTGCACAAAGATTAGTGCCAGTTGTAAATGCTAATGTTGTTGATGTTTTTTCAAAACAGAAAACAAAGAAAGCAAAAGTTGGTGGTACAGAAAACATTATTAAAAAGTGTTTGAACAAAAATTCAGATGTCAAAACTGAAATGAAATCTAAGTTAGAGGAAGCAATTAGCGAATCGACAACGAAAGTTAAATCAGTTGATGATATTGATTGGCAAAGATTGGCTAGTTGGAAATACAAAGACTTAGATATTCTTGGAATCTATTTTGAG